TATAACGGTAGATTTCGGAACGGTGAACATCTCATTACCCCGTACGAGAAGGAATTCTCGGGGGGCCCACGCTTCTGTCTTAGACAGACGCAGGAAGTGCCATACGGCACCTTCTGTGATGTGCGATCCCTCTAGATACTTACGTGCGATCGTTCCGATACCACGCTTCAAACCTGTTGAAGCACCCCCGCTGAAACTACCCCGAAGGGAGTCCATAGGAAGCTCGCCAAGGGTCTCACGGATAAACCGTGCAGCCGTATCGGCGATGTCAACTGCACTAACGGGAAAGCCGTCTCTTGTTGTAAAGAGAACGTCAGTCTCGTCCATGTGCATTAGACGCATGTTGGTAGACCGGTTAGTATCCTCGCATTCAAGCCACTTCTTAATGGCTCTCGTGCGTCGTTCTTCCGGCGAATCCGCGAAATGCGGATCCAACAACTTGGACTCAAACTCAGTACGAAGGTACTGAGCCTTAATTGAGTCGTCGTTGGTTAATTCCGAGATAAGTGTTTCTCGGAAGGCCATATAACGATCTCGAGGGGTTTCAAAGCTCTGTTGAGTCTTTGAAGAAGGTTTCACGGGTTAATACCTCGCTAGTGTGAGTGCTTTCCCAAGTCTGGGATTGCAGTTACCTAAGCCGCCCTTACTGATCATCAGTAAGGTATCAGGCAGGAGATCCCCAGAAGGGGACCCCAGCTGCTGGATGCGATAAAATCGCACCCAGCGGGACTGGCAAGCAACCAAAGAAGGAAGCCGCCGGTCAATGCACCGAGAACAACCGAAGTTGTCACTCAGTACACCCCCTCGAGATTAACGAGGGCATCGTTGATGAGCACCTTGCTGGTACCGAGGGCACTGGCCATAAGGCCGATAGTGTCATCGCGTTCCTGCTTGGTGGACTTCTCATCAAAGACCACGGACAACGTAGCATACGAAGTCCGTGCGACTTTCGGCGAGCTGACACCATTAATGGTCTCAGTCACAACGACCGGCAAAACGAGCCGGACCTCACCCTTGTAGCGAGAACCCGCCTTCTTCATAGAGACGGTGCATCGCTTCTCCCCAACCGGGGTACCAGCGCTATTGACAACTTCGCCAACGCCGTTCTCGATTACTCGAGGGACGAAGGTCAAGTTGGCGGGCGTGGTAGGCGTGCGGTCTGTTAGGACCACACTCTGCAGTTGTGGCATATGCCACTCCTCTGTGTTTGCGCTCATGCAGTAGCATGAACGACTTGATTAATGACGCTAAGCTATCTCAGCTTCGCTGTCATGTGAGTTAGCGCAACCGCGGATGCGATTCGCTGCGGTGAACTGAAGGGGAATCGAAAATACGTATATGACATAGGAAAGCTTGTATAAGCAAACCTATCC